AGGAGGTGTCTAAGAAACACCCGTTGTACAAGCCGGGGCGTTACAAAGGTTTTACTGATGCAGCCTTTAGTTCTCTACAGAACTATGAAGACTCTAAGCAAGGCCAAGTGTACGTGATACGAAACCCTGCCTTCCCTAGCTGGTGCAAAGTAGGTATGGCTGTAGATGCACAGGATAGACTGAAGCAGTACCAAACATCCTCACCATACAGGGACTACGAATTAGTAAAAGCATACAACACTGAGAACAGGCGAGAGGCTGAAGCACAGGCACATGCTCTTCTTGAAAAGAATTACGAACGTAGAGGTGAGTGGTTTGTTTGTGATGCTAGTCTGGCTGTTGATAAACTAGATAATCTATTTGAGGGGAAGCAACTTGAACTCTTCTAAAAATCTATCAACACTCGTTGAAGACATCTACGAAAAGATTGAGTGTCTATCTCAGGGTGAGAACATGGACATTCCACAGGATCTTATAGATGACTTTGGCGAGAGGATGAAGCAAGCCCTAGTCCACTGGACTGAGCCTAAGAAGCAGACCAAGGGCCTTCGTATGAGCAACATAGGAAGACCTGCTAGGCAGCTATGGTACGAGTCTAAGAAAGATTCTGAACCTACTCCACTCAAAGCACCTACCCATATAAAGTTCCTGTACGGTCACCTTCTAGAAGAACTATTACTTTTGTTTGCAAAGATAGCTGGTCACTCAGTATCTGATGAGCAGAAAGAAGTAGAGGTTGATGGTATCAAGGGTCACATAGACTGCAAGATAGATGGGCAGGTTGTAGATATAAAGACTGCATCTAACTTTGGTTTCAAGAAGTTCAAAGAGGGTACGCTGTATCAAGATGATCCCTTTGGTTACATGTACCAGCTTTCAGGCTATGAAACAAGCGAAGGCACTACTGAGGGTGGCTTCTTAGCTATCAATAAAGAGACAGGAGAGCTTGCACTTTATTGTCCGGGGGACTTGACAAAACCAAATGTCAATGGTAGAATAGATAGTCTAAAAAATAAATTAAAATCAGATACTCCTCCTGAGAAATGTTATCAACCCGTACCAGAGGGTAAGAAAGGTAACATGCGCCTTCCTACTGGCTGCGCCTACTGCGGCTTCAAGAATGAATGCTGGTCTGATGCTAATAACGGTAGAGGACTACGTGTGTTCAAGTACGCCAATGGTCTTAAATACTTTACACGGGTAACATCTACTCCTAATGTGCAGGAACTCATAATCAAGTGAATAAAAATAAATTAAAACAAATACACAGGAAGACAGAGAGCCTTCTTGTTGATTGGTTGCGAAGCATGGTATCTGATGAAGAGGCTAAGAGAGTTAACACTAAGAATGTTATGCAGTTCATGCCTGAGACAGAGATATACGCTCCAGTTAAATCAGGTATCAGATGTGTGCCTATGACTCCAAGGTGGATCAATAAAGAACTAAAGAAAATGCTACAACAAGACAGTAACCTTGATGTCGATGCCGTTACTCTTGATGATCTTAATTTAATTGCAAGTAATCAACGAGATGCTGTTCATAGAAGGAACATAGTAGATGGCAGCGCGTAAGCCTAGAGTACCTAGACCTAAGAAGTATGTTAAACCTGACGGGAATAAATACGACTCCATATGGGAGGCGGTGTTACATGAAGGCATACTTAAATACTGGGAACATCACACAGAGAAAGTACCGTATGTTACAGAGCATACATACGAGCCAGACTTCTTTAAGATTGTAGGTAAGAAGAGAATACTTCTTGAATCTAAAGGCAGGTTCTGGGATCATGCTGAGTACAGTAAGTACGTGTGGTTAAGAAAAGCCTTGCCTAAAAACACTGAACTTGTTTTCTTGTTTGCTAATCCTTCTGCTCCTATGCCGGGAGCAAAGAGAAGGAAAGATGGTACTAAGAGATCCCATGCAGAATGGGCTGAGAAGAACGGATTCAGATGGTATAGTGAGGACAGTATTCCAGAGTCATGGATAGACTCTGACTGTAGAGAGACTGAAGAGTTTAAACAAAGGACAGATAAGACAAACTTGGAGATGCAATGAGTATTGATGACGCAACACCAGAAGAGTGGAGTAACTTAAATAGGAGATCTACAGAAGATTGGAATCAGCCTAATGATCATCCTGTATATGGTGAAAATATACCTGATAATCGTTTGGGTAACTCATATTCTAATTTAATAAACACTATGGTAGATCATCCACCTCATTACAATAACGGTCATATAGAGTGCATAGAAGCTATTGAAGCTATGCTCACCCCTGATGAGTTTGTAGGATACCTACGTGGTAACTCATTGAAGTACCGCTGGAGATTCAGGTACAAGAAGAAGCCCATAGAAGACCTACGCAAAGCTCGTTGGTACGAGGAGCGATTGCTCAAGTTCTTGATGGAGAATCAGGATGTCTTGGGATAGGAAAGAAGAACGTAGGGAAAGGTTCAACAAGCGGAAACAATCTAAAAATAAAGCGCGAACCAAGGGGTACAGAAAAGACCAGCTTAGAGAAAAGGAAGATATTGATGACATTGAAAACTGGGAAGACGAATTATCTAGGCATAGAGATAGACTATGATAAAGAAGAATTACTAAATGAATTCTCTTTAGAAACTTTAAAAGACAGATACTTTTGGGAAGATGAAACACATGCTCAAGAAGCTTTTGCAAGGGCCGCTGTTTATACTGCTACTTATCAAGGACATACTGACTTCAATCTTGCACAGCGACTTTATAATTACGCAAGTTCTAATTGGTTCATGTTTAGCACTCCTATCCTTAGCAACGGGGGAACCAAGCGTGGTTTACCTATCTCTTGCTTTCTTAATTATGTTCCTGATTCAAGGCGTGGTTTATCTGATCACTATGATGAGAACATTTGGCTTGCAAGCGGAGGTGGAGGTATCGGCGGGTATTGGGGCGATGTTCGCAGTAATGGCGTATCTACTGCTAACGGTAGTCAGTCTACTGGTAGCATACCATTCATGCACGTTGTAGACAGTCAAATGCTTGCCTTCAATCAAGGCGTTACTAGGAGAGGATCTTATGCAGCGTATATGGACATTAGCCATCCAGAAATTGAAGAATTTATTGCTATGCGAAAAACTACTGGTGGGGATCTTAACCGCAAGTGTCTTAATCTACATAACGGGGTTAGTATTTCTGATGAGTTTCTTTACTCTGTCCAACACGACCTCCCTTGGCGGCTAATAGATCCTAAATCAAAGCAAGCTATAAAGACTTTACCAGCGCGTGACTTATGGTGGCAGCTAATACACACCAGAGCAGAAACAGGTGAACCATATATTGTTAACCTTGACCGCTGCAATGAGGCCCTACCAAAACAGCAGAAAGACTTAGGACTTAAAGTACGTCAAAGTAATTTATGCTCTGAGATTACCTTGCCTACTAGCGAAGAGCGCACAGCAGTTTGCTGCCTTTCCAGTGTTAACCTAGAATACTTTGATGAGTGGAAAGATGATGAGTTGTTCATTAGTGACCTAGTTACCATGCTGGATAATACACTAGAACACTTTATTGATAATGCTATTTATGGTGAAAGCGGTCAGTTAAATGGTTACAACGTAAACAACTTGGAGGACTTTAACATTGAAGTTGACTACGATAAAACAGGCTTTGCAAAAGCCGCTTATAGTGCATATAGAGAACGTGCGATTGGCCTTGGTGCGATGGGCTTTCATTCTTATCTTCAACGTAATGGAATCCCTTTTGAAGGAATGTACGCTTCCAGCTTTAACAATAGAGCCTTTAAACATATCAAGGAAAGAGCTACTGAAGCTAGTGTACAGTTGGCTGGATCTAGGGGTGAAGCTCCTGATATGGTTGGCAGTGGTCTGCGTAACTCACATCTGCTTGCTATTGCTCCTAATGCCAGCAGCAGTATTATATGTGGTGGAACGAGTCCTAGTATTGAGCCTACAAGGGCTAACGTATTTACGCACAAGACTTTAACTGGCTCGTACAAAGTAAAGAACAAGTATTTGGAGAAGTTACTAGATGAGAAAGGCATCAACACAGAAAAAACGTGGAAAGATATTGCTGCTGCTGAAGGCTCTGTTGAAAGCTTGGAGGCGCTATCTCAAGAAGAAAGAGAAGTATTCAAAACCGCACCTGAGATCAATCAAATCTGGATCGTTGAACATGCGTACCAGAGACAGAAGTATGTATGCCAAGCTCAGTCAGTAAACTTATTCTTCATACCACCACCAGCTACAGCAGATCAGGAGGTACATGATGAGTATTTGGAATATATTAATAGCGTACATTGGGCAGGAGCTAACAAACTCAAATCTATGTATTACCTCCGCTCTAATGCAGCTAGAAATACAGAGAATGTTAACGTCAAAATACCAAGAATAAATCTTGAAGAAGGGGAGTGTTTAAGCTGTGAAGGTTAAATTATTATTTTTACTATTGTTACTACCTGCTTGTGCATCAGAACGTACACATAATAATTATTGGGATCAATACAGTCCTAAGAATACAAAGTGTCCAGATTCTCACATAGCAATATGTAGGAAGCATGGTGCGTACATGATATGCGAATGCAAAAAAAGGACAAGATATGTCTAAGCATCCCATAGAAGATTGTCAGTATTATATATGGGAAGAAGATAGGCTTGCATCTTACGAAGAGTTTAAAGAGTTCTACGCTAAAAAAGACGTAGAAGATACTAAATATAAAAACTTCTGCATTCAACAATGGGCTGAGTACGCAATGAACTATAATAAACTAGACAAACTTAGTTTTAGAATATGGGTAGCTAGGAATGAAAAGGAGTTAAAAGAAAAATGGAAGACCACAAATTAAAAGCACTAAAGAGTATGTACAAAGCTCAGATTATGTGGGCTGGTTCAGAGCTTAAAAATTATCTTGAAAACCCAGCAGCCGTAGGTGAGCATACAATGCTTGAGACTATGGATGAGTTAGTGGGAAAGATAGCTGAAGCAGAAGATAAATTAGTTGTATTAGAGACTTCTTTCAATGAGTGAGATACAGTATAGGATGTTACCTCTTCCTTCCGTCTTTATGATGGAAGCAGACTTTCCTATGGAGCATGTAGATACTTTAAATACTTTTCTAGATGATCTCTTGTTGCAGGAAGATAGAGTCACTGCCGCTGATACTCTTGTAGGGCAGATACAAGCTGGCGAACAGTTGCGTATGGATCATACTCATGAAGACTTGAAAGACGTTAGAGCCTGTTTGCAGAACCTAGCCGTACACTACGTTGGACAGTTCTTTGAAAACACTGGGCAAGTATTAGATGGAGACAGACAAATAGACATAGATGAGTTGTGGTCTGTTCACAGTTACGAAGGTGACTACAATCCTATACACGATCACGGCACTAAGACTACGATGGGTATTAGCTGCACAACATGGACTAAAATACCAGAGCAGATACAAAAACTAGAAGCACCACATGAAGGAAAGTTTAGTTTTTATAATGCTTCAGGGTGCAGCGATGGATTTATAGAGTTTGTGTATGGCCAGAGCGCAGTCAATGATAAAGAAAGACTAAAGCCTACTCAGGCTGTAGTATTTAAACCACAAGTAGGTAAGATATATTTCTTTCCTTCGTGGCTACAACACATGGTATACCCATTCAAAGGCGAAGGGGAGCGCCGTACTGTAGCTGCAAACTTAAACGCATTCCCAGTGGAGAAACAATGAGCTTATTAGATACAAGAGATTACTACAAACCATTTGAGCATCCTTGGATGTTCGACTACTACTCACAGCAGAATCAAATGCACTGGTTTCCTGAAGATGTACCATTGCACAATGATGTA